ATGACACACCACCTGCCTGCTGCGGGCCTTTCTGCCGTGCCCGGAGAGCTGTTGCCGGCCGATGCGATTGATCAGGCGCTGGATGCGCTCTGGGCCCTGGCGGCCGATGATGCGACGGCTGAGCCCTTTGCCTTTCTGGTCAATGATCCCGGGCTCCGTGCGATGATCGAAATCAAGCAGGCCAGGCTACCCGATGCCGGGGATCAAGAGAGTGTTCAAGTCGGGGAACAAGAGGGTGATCAAGAGCCGGTGAGCGTGAACGGGAGCGAGCCGGCGCCTATCGCTGACAGCACCAGGGCGATGCTTGCGCAGATGCGTGCAGTGCTGGACCGTGAGGCGGCTCGGCTGGGTGAGGAGGGCGTGGAGGGCAAGGCGGCGGTCGATCAGGTGGCGCTGATTGCCCGGACGCTTGAAAAGATCGACCAGATGGAGCGGCTGATCGCCGAGGATAAGGCCCGCGCGCAGAGCCAGGCATTGAGTGGCGAGGAGCGTGAGCAGATGCGCCAGACGGTGCGCCAGCTGATCCTCGCCGCCGCCGAGCGGATGGTGGCGCAGCGGCAGGCGGAGGATGGCGCGAGCGGGCAGGCCGGATAGATGGCCGGAGAGACCCGCGGCATGATTCTCCAGTCGATGACGGTGGCGCTGAATTGCGGCGTGTGGATGCGCCCCAGACGGTATCCCGCGCGGCGGATCCAGATGCGGATGGCCGAAGGGGCTGCGTGCACATCCCGGTCCGAACCCAGCGGCGATCTTGAAGCCGGTCTTGAGGTTGGGGACAGCGGCGCTGCGGCGGTTGCGGATCTGCTCGCAGCCTGGATCGCTGAGTTTGACGACCAGGCGCTGATCGCCAATGCCAATGACTGGCAGTTGATCGCCCGGCCCGAGCAATTGCCGCCTGACGGCGACTGGCGATCCTGGCTGCTGATGGGCGGGCGCGGTTCGGGCAAGACGCGCGCAGGCGCTGAATGGGTGCATGGGCTGGCGTCCGGCGCGGTGCCGGGCCTGGGCCGTCAGGGGCGGATTGCGCTGGTGGCGGAGACCTTTGGCGATGCGCGCGAGGTGATGATCGACGGGGTGTCGGGGATCATGGGCGTGGCTCGGGATCAGCGGCCCGCCTTCGAGGCGACGCGACGCAGGCTGGTCTGGCCCTCCGGCGCGGTGGCGCAGATGTTTTCATCCGAAGACCCCGAAAGCCTGCGTGGCCCGCAATTTGATCTCGCCTGGTGCGATGAACTGGGCAAATGGCGCCATGCCCGCGAGACCTGGGACATGCTGCAATTTGCGCTCAGGCTTGGGCAGCACCCGCGCCAGCTGATCACCACGACGCCAAGGGCGACGCCCCTGATGCTGGCGCTGGTGAAAGACATTGGCACGCGGGTCACACGGATAAGGACCGAGGACAATGCAGGCAATCTGGCGGCGGGGTTTCTCGACACGGTGCGGGCGCGTTATGGCGGCACGCGGCTGGGGCGTCAGGAACTTGACGGCGAGCTGATCGCCGACCGCGAGGACGGGCTGTGGCGGCGCGAGCAACTGGAAGCCCTCGTGGTGCGCAAGCCCGGACCGCTGGGGCGCATCGTGGTGGCGGTGGATCCGCCCGCATCCGGCGAGGCAAAACATTCCTGCTGCGGCATTGTTGCCGCCGGACTGGATGCGGAAGGCCGCGCGGTGGTGCTGGCCGATGGCTCGCAAGAGGGCGCAAGCCCGTCGGGCTGGGCGGGTGCGGTGAGCAGGCTCTACCGCCGCTTTGACGCCGATTGCGTGGTCGCCGAGATCAATCAGGGCGGCGACATGGTGACAAGTGTTCTGCGCACCGTCGATTCGACGCTGCCGGTGCGGCAAGTGCGGGCGACGCGCGGCAAATGGCTGCGCGCCGAACCGGTTGCCGCTCTCTATGAGCAGGGCCGGGTGGTCCATGCCGGGCATTTTGCGGCGCTGGAAGACCAGATGTGCGACTTCGGCCCTGACGGGCTGTCCTCCGGCCGCTCGCCGGACCGGCTCGACGCGCTGGTCTGGGCGCTGACCGAATTGCTGCTCGAACGCAGAGGCGCGCCGCAGATACGGCATCTTTGATGTTGGCGCAGAATCGGACAGGCTCGGCTCTGAACCGGTAGGGCGAAAGGAATGGATGTGGCCAGCGCGACCGAGACAGAAATGGAGATGGTGCTGGCGGGCTATGCCGGGCTTGGTGCGGAATGGATCGCCCGCTCCGACGGTCTGAGTTGCGATGAAATCTATGCGCCTGTGGCGGATCTGCTGCCGCTTGCGCCCTCGCGCGTTCTCGATCTGGGAGCGGCCACCGGGCGCGATGCGGCCTGGCTGGTCAGCCTGGGGCACTGCGTTACCGCGGTGGAGCCGGTAAGGTCCTTGAGAGAGGCCGGGTTGCGGCTTCACCCGCAGGGCGAAATTGACTGGGTCGATGACCGTCTGCCGGGGCTGGAGCGGATCGACGTGGCTGAGAGCTATGGCTGTGTGCTGGCCAATGGCGTGCTGCATCATCTCGAGCCGGCTGCGCAGCAAAGCGCGATCCGCCGTCTGGCCCCAATGCTTGACCCTGGTGGCCTGATGATTGCCTCGCTGCGGCACGGTGCCGGGCCTGAAGGCCGGAAGGCCTGGCCGATCGATGTTGAGGCGCTGGTCGGGATTGCACGGACCTGCGGCTTGGATCTGATACGCCGCGTCGACAAGGGCTCGATCCAGCCGGAGAACCAGACTGCCGGTATCACCTGGACCTGGCTTGCGCTCAGGCGAAGCGAGGGCACCGCCGGCGGCTGAGCGAATTGCTGGTCGGCGCAGGAGCGAACCGCAAGTGCGGCTTTTGTGAAGTGGTTTGGGGTTCAATGAGTGCCGTCATGCCGGACTTGATCCGGTATCCAGCAGGCGAGCGTCCGCGAGCCAGGAGACCTTTTTGCAGGACGCGAGATTGAAAAGAGTCTCTCACCGCGCCGACGCGCGGTCGCTGGATCCCGGATCGGGGTCCGACATGACGGGAAGATCGTTTCACCCCGCCGGGTCGCCTCGGCGGGGTTTTTGATTCCATAACCTGAAAGGGCATCGATATGGCATTCGGATTGAGGCTTCCCTGGACCCGAGCGGCGCAAAACCGGGCACCGGCCGCCAAGAGCTGGCTGCCCGGTGCGATTGCGGCGCTGGCGGCTGACACGGGCGCGCGCTGGAGCGGGCGGTCCTATGCGGCACTCGCCCGCGAGGGCTTCATGCGCAATCCGGTGGCGCACCGGGCCACACGGCTGATCGCGGAAGCCGCGGCCTCGGTGCCCTGGGTGGTGTTTGATGCGGGCCGCGAAGAGGAACGCCATCCGGTCATCGACCTGATCAACCGTCCTGACCCGACCGGTGCGGGGGACGGTTTTTTCGAAACGCTCTACGGCCATCTGGTGCTTTCGGGCAATGGCTGGATCAATCCCGTGGTGGCGGCGGGACGGGTGGCCGGGCTGCAATTGCTCAGGCCCGACCGGATGCGGGTGATCGAGGGCGCGGACGGCTGGCCGGTGGCCTATGAGCATCAGGCGGGCGGCAGGCGGCAGCGCTTTGCCGTCCACCCCGAAGAGGGGCCGGGGCTGTTGCACCTGAAGCTGTTTCATCCGCTTGACGATCATCTCGGCTTCGCACCGCTCGAAGCGGCTCTGATGGCGCTCGATCTGCACAATGCGGCGATGAGCTGGAACAAGGCGCTGCTCGACAATTCCGCCCGGCCTTCGGGCGCACTGGTCTACCAGCCCAAGGACGGTGGCAATCTGACGCTTGAGCAATATGAGCGGCTCAAGGCCGAGCTCGAGGAGGGCTATCAGGGCGCGCGCCGGGCAGGGCGGCCGATGCTGCTTGAGGGCGGGCTCGACTGGAAGGCGATGGGGCTGACCCCGCGCGACATGGATTTCATCGAGGCCAGGAACGGCGCCGCCCGCGACATCGCCCTGACGCTCGGTGTGCCGCCGATGCTGCTTGGCATTCCGGGCGACCTGACCTACGCCAATTACCAGGAGGCCAACCGCGCCTTCTGCCGCCTCACGGTGCTGCCGCTGGTGGCCCGCACGGCTCAGGCTCTCACCGCCTGGCTGCAGCCTGTCTATGGCGCGGGGCTGAAGATCGACTATGACGCCGACCGTCTTCCGGGGCTAGCCGCAGAGCGCGATGCGCTCTGGTCGCGGCTCGGAGCCGCCGATTTCCTCACCGACGAGGAAAAGCGGGAAGCCGTGGGATATCAACGTGTTCCGGGCTGAGGCGGACTCAGATCCGCAGCCAGCTGAATCAATTTGTGAAGCCGAAACCACTCGAAAATCCGGAGCCAAGCCGATGCAGAGCATGGGGCCCGAACCATCAATGCTGGCCATGCGCATCGCGGGCGCTGTCTGCGGCGCGCTGGTCTCGCTGGTCTACATGATGCCGCGCAGCACCCGCGAGGCCGCCGCGCGCGCCATCGTCGGTGTGGCCTGCGGGCTGGTCTTCGGCGGGCCTGCCGGTGTGGCGCTGGCGGCGCGGATGGGGGTGAGCGATCTGCTCTCGCCTGATGAAACCGTGCTGATGGGATCGGCGGCGGCAAGCCTTGCGGCCTGGTGGGTGCTGGGCGTGCTGACCCGGATCGCCGACCGGGCAGGGCGCGGAAAATATACCTAGGACAAGCTTTCAATTCATTTCGATCGGGGAGTGAGGCCGCCAAGGAATTGCCTCCCCCTTGAGGGGAGGCGGGCGATTGGCCTGGCTCATCCAGGACAGAGCCGGTGGGGGTGCGACACCATCATCGGTCCCGGTGACCGGAGCTGACCCCCACCCCAACCCCTCCCCTCAAGGGGGAGGGGCTTCGCCCCGCTCGCCCGCATCCCGATGGAATTCGACACCAACAAGGACAAAGCCATGACAACGGACTGGAGCATCTCCGGACGGCAGCGAAAGCGCGTCGATCTGGCACTGGAGGATGTAAGCGGCGACGGCAGCTTCTCGGGCTATGCGAGCCTGTTCGGCGCGGTCGATCTGGGGCGCGACATGATCGAGCCCGGCGCTTTCGCCGCCTCGCTCAGGCGCCGCGGCGCAGCCGATGTGCGCATGCTCTATCAGCATGATCCCGATCAGCCGATCGGCCGCTGGCTGTCGATCCGCGAGGACAGCCACGGCCTTCATGTCGAGGGCAAGCTGTCGCTCGGCGTGGCGCGGGCCCGCGAGGTGCACGAGCTGATGAAATCCGGGGCGCTCGACGGGCTGTCGATCGGCTTCCAGACCTTGCGGGCCCGCAACGAGGCCAAGAGCGGCGTGCGCCGGATCCTCAGCGCCGATCTCTGGGAAATCTCGGTGGTGACCTTCCCGATGCAGCCGGGCGCGCGGGTGACCGCGGTCAAATCGGCGATCGGCGTGCCCCCGACGAAACGCGAACTCGAACGCCGGCTCACGCGGGATGCGGGGCTGACGCGACGCCAGGCGCGCGGGCTGATTGCCCGCGGCCACGATGCCCTTTCGGACAGGCGGGATGCCGCGCCGGAGGATCTCAAACGGCTGGAACGGAAGCTCCGCGCGCTGACCGGCATGCTGCTCCGCTCCGCCGATTCAGCAAAATGATCAATTCCCACATGGAAGGACAATGCGATGAACACTCTGACAACACCCGCCCGTGCCCCCGAGATCAAATCCGCCGATGCGGATGTTACCGAGGCCTTTGAAAGCTTCATGTCCGCCTTCGAGGACTACAAGCAGCACAATGACCAGCGCCTCGCCGACATCGAACGCCGCGGCAGCACCGATGTCGTGACCGAGGAGAAGATGGCGCGCATCGACCGTTCGCTGGACGAGCAGAAGCGCGCGCTCGACCGGCTGATGGTCAAGCAGGCGCGCCCCAGCCTCGGCAGGACTGCCGGTCGCGAGACCTCAGCCGTGCGCCAGGCGTTTGACGCCTATGTGCGCCGTGGCGACGAGGCCGCGCTGCGCCAGGGTGAACTCAAGGCGATGTCGGCGGGCAGCGACCCAGATGGCGGTTATCTGGTGCCCGACGAGCTCGACACCGAGATCGGCCGGCGGCTTTCCGAACTCTCGCCGGTCCGCTCGATTGCCACGGTCCGGCAGGTCTCGGGCGCGGTGCTGAAAAAGCCCTTCGCGCTCGACGGCATGGCCACCGGCTGGGTCGGCGAGACCGATGCGCGGCCGCAGACCGCGACGCCGCAACTGACCGAGCTGCAGTTCCCGACCATGGAGCTCTACGCCATGCCGGCGGCCACGACCTCTTTGATCGAGGACGGCGCGCTCGACATCGAAAACTGGATCGCAGCCGAGGTGGAGGCGGCCTTCGCCGAGCAGGAGGGGGCTGCCTTTGTGGCGGGCGATGGCGTCAACAAGCCGCGCGGTTTCCTCGATTATCCGAGCGTCGATGATACGAGCTGGAGCTGGGGCAATCTGGGCCACATCGCCACCGGGGCGGCGGGTGCCTTCGGCGCCGATCCCTCCGACCGGCTGATCGAGCTGATCTATGCGCTCAAGGCCGGGCACCGGCAGAATGGCCGCTTCGTGATGAACCGCAAGACCCAGAGCCAGATCCGCAAGTTCAAGGATGCCGACGGCAACTATCTCTGGATGCCACCGGCGGGGGCCGGCCAGGCCGCCTCGCTGATGGGCTTCCCGGTGGTCGAGGCCGAGGACATGCCCGACATTGCCGCGGACTCCGCATCAATCGCCTTTGGCGACTTCCGCCGTGGCTATCTGGTGGTGGACCGGACGGGCGTGCGCATCCTGCGTGATCCCTATTCGGCCAAGCCCTACGTGCTGTTCTACACCACCAAGCGCGTCGGCGGCGGGGTGCAGAACTTCGAGGCCATCAAGCTGATGAAGTTCGCCGCCTAGACCACAGGCTGCGAAATTCATCGACTGCGGTCCCGCCCCGTTGCCTCCCCGTGGCGGGACCGCACCCCGTCAGCCTGACCAATTCCGGAGCCTGCCATGACCCTGATTGAGACTGATCCGCCGCTGGCGGAGCCGGTGACGCTTGCCGATTTGAAGGCCCATCTGCGCATCGATGTGAATGACGAGGATGCGCTCCTGGAAAGTCTGATCCGCGTTGCCCGCGCTCATCTCGAGGCCGTCACCGGAACCGCGCTGATGCCGCGCGGTTTGCGGCTTGTGCTGGATGACTGGCCCGAGGCCCCGGTGATTCAACTTGGCAAAACCCCGGTCCAATCCATTGATGCGATTCGTGTTTATGACGCCGATGGCCTGCCCCGGGAACTGGCGCTTTCGGGCATGCTGCTCGACGCCACGGCACGCCCCGCGCGGCTTGTCATCAAGGAGAGGCCACGTCCCGGGCAGGCGATCAACGGCATCGAGATCGAATTCACCGCGGGCTTTGGCGCGGCAAACGAGGTCCCGCCGGAGCTGATCCGTGCGGTGCTGATCCATGCCGCCTATCTCCATGAATTCCGTGGCGCGGTCTCGCCCGACATGCAGCCCGCGGCGATCCCCACTGGCTATGACCAGCTGATCGGGCCCTGGGTGCGGAGGGCTTTGTGATGGTGGCCAAGATTCTGGATCCGGGCCGGTTGAATGCCCGGCTGCGGCTCGAAACCCCGGCAGATGTGGCTGACGGCCAGGGCGGGGTGGGCGAAGGCTGGGTCACCGTCACCGGTCTCTGGGGCCGGGTGGAGCCACTGCGCGCAAGGCCACGCGAAGAGGCAGGGGCGGCGATTGCGCCGGTCAGCCACCGGGTCACGATCCGCCATCGCGATGACATCCGCCACGACATGCGCTTTGTGTTCCGCGGGCGGTTTCTCAATGTGCGCGCGGTGCACGATCCAGACGAGAGCCGGCGCTATCTGATCTGCGATTGCGAGGAGAGCGCGCCATGAGCACCAACCAGCTGCAGAAAGCCGTTGTCGAGCGTCTGTCGGCCGACCCGGCCATTCTGGCGATCACAGGCACTGGCCGGATTTTTGATCGCCGCATCACCCGGGCCGAACCGCCTTACCTGGTGTTTGGCGAGGCGGTGGCGCGCGACTTCTCCACCGGAGACGACGAAGGCGGGGGCACCGAGCACCGCTTCGAAATCGAGGCCTGGACCAAGCAGAACGGCCGCAAGCAGGCTGTCGAGCTGGCCGATGCCGTTCGCGCGGCCCTGCATGACAGAGACCTCGCGCTTGAAGGCGCGACACTGATCAATCTTCGTCACGAGCGCACGCTCAGCCGCCGGGCACCCAGGAGCGGGCTGCATCTGGCGCGGCTCCGCTTTCGCGCCGTCACTGAACCGTGACGCTTTCACCATGATGTTTTGGCTGCCGGGCCACTGCGACAGCACCAGGAAAGGAAAAGGATATGAGTGCTCAAAAGGGCAAGGATCTGCTGATCAAAATCGATGATGGCGGGAGTTATGTGACCATTGCCGGGTTGCGGGCGCGAAGGCTCGCCTTCAACGCGGACGCCGTCGACATCACCGACGCGGAATCGGCGGGGCGCTGGCGCGAATTGCTGGGCGGTGCGGGCGTGCAGCGCGCGGCGCTGTCGGGTGGCGGGCTGTTCAAGGATCAGGCAAGCGATGCGCTGACGCGGTCGGTGTTCTTTGCCGGCGACATCCGCAACTGGCAGGTGGCGATCCCGGACTTCGGCACCGTGACCGGGCCGTTCCAGATCACAGCACTTGAATATGCGGGGCGGCATGATGGCGAGATGACCTTCGAAATCGCCATGGAATCGGCCGGCCCACTCAGCTTTGCGGCGCTCTGAGCGATGCGTGTCCACCCCAACCGGCATCGCGGCGAGATCGCCGCCCGGCTCGACGGCGAGATCCGGCTTCTCTGCCTGACGCTCGGCGCGCTGGCCGAACTCGAAACCGCCTTCGGTGCCGCCAATCTGGCCGAATTGGCCGAGCGCTTTGAAAGCGGCAGGCTGTCGGCGGGCGACATCATCAAGATCGTCGGCGCGGGATTGCGTGGTGCCGGCAACATCGCGACCGACGAGGATGTGGCGCAGATGTCGACCGAAGGCGGCGTCGCCGGTTTCGCCAGGATCGCGGCGGAGTTGCTGTGGGCGACCTTTGGCGGCGCGGCGCCTGAACCGAAAGAGCAGAGCGGAAACAACCATCAACCCGGCAATCGTGAGGGAGACGCAAACCCTCACGCGCCGCAGGCGGTGTCGCGGTGACGAAACCGGAGCGGGCGTTGTTCCCCTGGGCGTCCGTGATCCGTTTCGGCCTCGGCCGCCTGCGGCTTTCCCCCGGTGCGTTCTGGGCGCTGAGCCTGCCCGAGCTTGTGGCGCTGATCGGTCCGCAAGCTCAGGCGGAACCGGCAACCCGTGAACGACTGGCGGCCTTGATGGCGCTGTTTCCGGACGGCACCGGGCCAGCCTCAGGCCATGGTGATGGCCCTGAAGACCCGATTCAACAGAGAGACGCGGATGACTGACGATCCCGAATTCAGTGTGAATGGCGATCTGGATCTTGAGGGCGCGGACCGGGCGCTTGATGAACTGACCCGCAAGGCCAACGCCTTTGGCGGTGCGCTGTCGACCGCGCTCAAACAGGCAACCGTCGAAGGCCGAGGCCTCGACGATGTGCTGCGAGGCCTCGGCAACCGGATGGTCAGCATTGCGCTCGATGCCGGCATGCGGCCGCTCGACAGTCTGATCAGCAGTTCGATTTCCGGCCTGAGCGGCAGCCTGGGGCAATTGCTTCCCCTCGCCAAGGGCGGCGTTCCGGGCCGGATCCAGCCTTTTGCCGACGGTGGCATTGTCGGCGGGCCAACACTGTTTCCGATGGCCGGTGGTGATCTGGGACTGATGGGGGAAGCGGGCGCGGAAGCGATCCTGCCGCTGCAGCGCGGGCCGGACGGACGCCTCGGCGTGGCCTCGGGCAGAGCCCAACCGGCGGTGCAGGTGACATTCAACGTGACCACGCCGGATGCTGCGAGCTTCGCCAAATCGGAAACCCAGGTCACGGCGATGCTGGCCCGTGCCGTAGGCCGCGGCCGACGCGGCCTTTGAGACGGGAGAGCGATGATGAGCAACGGCTTTCATGAGGTGAGGCTGCCATTGCGGCTGTCACTGGGCGCAAGCGGTGGGCCGGGACGGCGCACCGACATCGTGGCGCTGTCGAATGGCGGCGAGACCCGCAATGCACGCTGGGCCGATGCCCGCCGCCGTTATGATGTCGGCACGGGGCTGCGGGGGCTCGATGATCTCTACCGGCTGATCGAATTCTTCGAGGCCCGGCGCGGGCAGCTCTACGGGTTCCGCTTTCGCGATCCGGTCGACAATCGTTCGGGCGCGCATGGCCAGGCACCGACCGCGATCGATCAGCTGATTGGGGAAGGTGACGGCGTGACCACGCTGTTTGAACTGACAAAAACCTATTCCGATCCGGGCGGCGCCACCACCCGCCGGATCGAAAAGCCGGCCGAGGGCAGTGTGCTGGTCGCCGTGGATGGCGCGCGGCTGGCGCCGGGCGATTTCAGCGTCGACGCGGTGGCAGGGCTGATCACGATTTATCCGGGTGCCGTGCCGGCACCGGGGGCGCAGGTGACCGCAGGCTTCGAGTTCGACATTCCGGTGCGCTTTGACACCGACCGGATCGAAATTTCGCTGGCCGCCTTCAAGGCCGGCGCCGTGCCCAGCGTGCCATTGGTGGAGATCAAGCCATGAGAGAGATCCCGGCAGGGCTCAAGACCCATCTCGATCAGACCTCGACAACGCTCTGCCATGCCTGGCGGCTCACCCGTAGCGACGGTCTGGTGATGGGATTTACCGAGCATGACCGAACCCTCAGCTTCGACGGGACGGTGTTTTCCGCCGCCACTGGCTTTCGCGGCTCGGAAGTAGAGACCGGGCTCGGGCTTGAGGCCGATGCCGCCGAGATAGAAGGGGCGTTTTCCGATGCGGCGATCAGCGCCGATGATCTGGCGCTCGGCCGATACGACGGCGCGCGGGTGGAGACGTTTCTGGTCAATTGGCAGTCTCCGGAAGACCATTTGCTGCTGTCGACCCGGGAGCTTGGCGAGGTGCTCAGTGCCGGGCCTGCATTCCGCGCCGAACTGCGCAGCCTGGCCGCAAGGCTCGACCAGCCCAGCGGCCGGCTTTACGGCAAACGCTGCGATGCCGATCTTGGTGACGCGCGCTGCGGCGTGAACCTGTCGGTCGCTCCGTTCCGGCTGGAAGGTTCAGTGGTGAGCGTGCCCGACGAGATGAGCCTGATTGTGAGCGGGCTTGGCGACCGGTCACCGGGCTGGTTTTCCGGCGGGCGGGTGATGTTCGCCACGGGATTGCTGGAGGGTGTGAACCTCGATGTCGCAAGCCATAGTCTTGAGGCTGAGGGAGCGCGCCTGTCGCTTTGGTCGCCGATGGCGCGGGCACCCGCAGCGGGCGACGCGGTGGCGGTGACGGCAGGCTGTGACAAGGCCTTTGAGACCTGTTCAGCAAAATTTTCCAATACCCTCAATTTTCAGGGGTTTCCGCATCTGCCAGGAAGCGATTTCGCCTATGGTTACGCTGATTCCAACACGGTGCATGATGGAAGGCCTATTGTGCCATGAGCGGCTGTGTGGAGAGAACCGAGGATGGTGACGTGCATGGGGAACGCGTGATCGCGATCGCCCGTTGCTGGATCGGCACACCCTATCGGCATCAGGCGTCGCTGAAAGGCGTGGGCTGCGACTGCCTGGGGCTGGTGCGTGGCGTGTTCGCGGAAATCACCGGCAAGGCGGCAGAGGCTCCGCCGCCCTATCAACCCGACTGGGCCGAGCGCTCCGGTGTCGACCGGCTGATGGAGGCCGCGCGCGCTCATTGTGGCGAGCCGGTTCCGAGCGGTGAAATGCGGCCCGGCGACATTGTGCTGTTTCGCTGGCGCGCGGGCGTTGCGGCGAAACATGCGGGCATTCTCTCAGGCCCGGATCACTTCATCCATGCCTATGAGCCTGCCGGCGTGATCGAAAGCGCGCTGGTGCCGTCGTGGCGCCGGCGGATCGCCGCCGTGCACCGCATGCCTGGCTCTACGCAAAGCTGAACAAGGCGAGATTTCGATATGGCGACAATTCTGTTGCAGGTGGCCGGTGCAGCGCTTGGCGGTGCGTTCGGGCCGGTCGGCACGGCCATCGGTTCGGCGATTGGCGCGAGCCTCGGTGGCATGCTGGACACAAGCCTGATCAACTCCACCCGCACCATTCGTGGCAGGGGATTGAGCGGCGCGCGCATTCCCTCTGCCGATGAGGGCGCACCGGTACTCCGTGTTCACGGCACCATGCGGGTGGCCGGGACATTGGTCTGGGCGACGCGGTTCGAGGAGACGGTGACGCGCGAGCGCCAAGGCGGCAAGGGCGGCGGGCCGACGGTGGAGAGCTATCGCTACCATGCCAATTTTGCACTCGGGATCTGCGAGGGTCCGATCGCCGCGATCCGCCGGGTCTGGGCCGATGGCCGCGAACTTGATCTCGAAACGCTTGATATGCGGATCTATCGCGGCACGGCAACACAATTGCCCGATCCGCTGATCGAGGCCAAGCAGGGCACGGGCCGCGCACCGGCCTGGCGGGGGCTTGCCTATGTGGTGTTCGAACGCCTGCCACTTGATGATTTCGGCAATCGCATCCCGGCGTTTCAGTTCGAGGTTGTGCGCCGGGTGGGCAGGCTCGAAACCGCGATCCAGGCGGTGGCGCTGATCCCCGGCGCGACCGAACATGGCTATGCGACAACGCAAGTGCGCGAATCCTTGGGCGTCGGGGCCGAGCGGCTCATCAACCGCAACATGCGCCAGGCTGCCACCGACTGGACCCAGTCGATTGATGAATTGCAGGCGCTGTGCCCCAATCTCAAATCCGTGGCACTGATCTGCTCCTGGTTCGGCGATGATCTGCGCGTCAGCCATTGCCGCTTCCGCCCCGGGGTCGAGGTGCGCAATCGCACGGCCGAATCCAGACCCTGGAAAGTGGGCGGTGAAACCCGCGCCACCGCGCATCTGATCAGCCACAAGGATGGTGGCCCGGCCTATGGCGGCACACCCGATGATAGGGCAGTGATTGAGGCGATCCGGGATCTCAAGGCGCGGGGCCTGAAGGTCACGCTCTATCCTTTCGTGCTGATGGACGTGCCCGAGGGCAATGTGCTGCCCGCACCCGATGGCTCGGCAAGCCAGCCCGCCTATCCCTGGCGCGGCCGCATCACCGCAAGTCCGGCGCGGGGACGTGTCGGCAGTCCCGATAAAACGGGCGCGATGCGCATCCAGATCTTGGATCTCTGCGGCGCGACCCAGACCGGTGATTTCGCCATCGCCGGGGAAACCGTGAGCTGGCTTGGCGGGGATGAAGGCTACCGGCGCTTTGTGCTCCATCATGCGGCTCTGGCGCAGGCCGCAGGCGGTGTGGATGGTTTTGTGATCGGTTCGGAGATGGTCGGGCTGACGCCGCTTCGTGATCAGAACGGCGCGTTTCCCTTTGTCGAGCAACTGATCGATCTCGCCGATGATGCGAGGACGCTGCTGGGGTCTCAAACCACGCTGACCTATGCGGCTGACTGGACCGAATATGCGGGCTATCGTCCCGATGACGGTTCGGGCGATGTGTTGTTTCATCTCGATCCGCTCTGGGCGCATCCGCAAATCGGCGCGATCGGCATCGACAATTACATGCCCTTGAGCGACTGGCGAGATGGTGATCTTGTCGCGGGCAACCCCGATGGCGCCCGCTTTGCCAATGACAGCGCAGCGCTGAAGGTCGCGATCGACGGCGGGGAGGGCTTTGACTGGTATTACGCCGACAGGCAAGGCCGCGATGCCCGCGACCGCCTCCCGATTGTTGACGGGCTGGCCGGAAAACACTGGGTCTACCGGATCAAGGATCTGCGCGGTTGGTGGAAGAACCAGCATTATGAACGGATTGGCGGTGTCGAGGCAGTCACGCCCAGCCCCTGGGTGCCAGGGTCAAAGCCCTTCTGGTTCACCGAGCTCGGCTGCCCGGCTGTCGACAAGGGCGCCAACCAGCCCAATCTGTTTCCCGATCCGAAATCATCCGAAAGCGCCATTCCCTGGTATTCGAGTGGCGGTCGCGACGACCTGGCCCAGCGCGCCTTTCTCGAGGCGCATCTGGAGCATTGGTCCGGCCCGCGCAATGCCGACGCCATGGTGAGCGGCGAGCACATCTATCTGTGGAGCTGGGATGCGCGGCCGTTTCCGGCGTTTCCGCTCTCGGGCTCGGTCTGGTCGGATGGTGCCAACTGGCGCACCGGTCACTGGCTCAATGGCCGGCTGGGAACCGTGGCGCTCAAGGATCTGATCGCCGCGGTGCTCGAGGCGGCGGGGTTTGAGGATTTCGATGTCGAGCGGGTCGACGGCGTCGTCACCGGCCACGTGATCTCCAATCCGCTCTCCCCGCGGGAAGCGCTTGCGCCCTTGCTGGAGGCTTTCGCCATCGATGTGCGCGAGGGCCCGCGCGGCCTTGAGTTCTGCTCGCGGCTGAGCGCGGGATCGGCCCCGACAGAAATCGAGGTGGTGGCGGACCCGGACGATGCTGCGCTGTTTGAGGAAACCCGGGGCGAACTCTCCGAATTCGCCAATGAGGCGATGATCCTGTTTGCCGATCCGCTGGCTGATCATGCGGCGGCATCCGCGCGCTCGCGCAGGCTGGAGGGCGAGGCCTTGCGCCAGCGTGACATGCCCTTGAGCCTGGCTTACGAGCCGGGGCTGGCAAGGGTGACCGCAGACCGCTGGCTGCAGGATCACCGGCTGCAACGCCGGCGCTTGCGCCTTTCGCTGCCGCCGCAGATGGCCGCGCTGCAGCCCGGCGACACGCTGCGCCTTGATCTCGAACGCGCACCACAGGGCCTGTTTCGCATTCTCAGGATCGAGGACGGCGATGTCCGGCGCATCGAGGCCGTCTCCCATGCAGGAGCGGCAGCGGTGGCTTCAACTGAAACGGTCCCAATCGATGCCGGGAGCGACGCCAGCGCGTCCTTCGCACCTGAACTGATGCTGATGGACCTGCCGGTGCTCTCGGGCAGCGACGAGACCGCCTGGGCGCGGGCGGCGGGGCTATCGGTTCCCTGGCGCCGGATTGCGCTGTCGAGTTCAGTGGAAAGCGAGGGCTATGCGGCGCGCGCCACGCTGGATGCACCGGCGAGACTGGGCACGCTGGCGTCCGCCTTGCCGCCGGGTGCGGGCGAAGGCCGGATCCTCAAGGGCCAGATGATCGAGGTTGATCTGGCTTTTGGCGGATTGGCCTCGGTGAGCCGGCTTGCGCTGCTTAACGGCGCCAATGCGGCTGCAATCCTCTCTGATGCCGTGGTCTGGGAGGTGGTGCAGTTCGAACTGGCGGAAGAGGTTTCAAGCGGCCGCTGGCGGCTTTCAAACCTGCTGCGCGGGCAGGGGGGAACCGATGACGCCATGCGCGCGGGCGCAAGTGCGGGCAACCGGTTTGTCCTCATCGACAGTGCCGTCGTGCCGCTGGGGCTGACGCTGGAGGAAGCGGGCCGGGCGCTCAACTGGATTGCCGAGCCTGTGGGTGGCGCAGCCGAAGGTGCGGCACCGGAGATCTTCGCTGGTGGCGAAAGGGCGCTGACCCCGCTGTCGCCGGTCCACCTTGATGCGCGCCGTGAACCCGGCGGCGTCCGCTTTCGCTGGATCCGCCGCGGACGGCTGCAGGCCGACAGCTGGGCGCCCGCCGATATCGCCGATGATGAGGGCTTCGAGCGCTACCGCGCCGAAATCCTGCTCGGTGGCGCAAGCATCCGGACAGCCGAGATGGAGAGCCCCAATTGGCTCTACACCCATGCCGAGGAACTCGCCGATTTCGGCTCGGAGCAGACCGAGCTGACGCTGCGGGTGGCGCAGGCCGGCAGGCGCGTTCCCTGGGGCATTGCCCGCACCGCGACCCTCAGCCTTTGACTTCAAATCCAGTTCAGACACGAACACGAAAAGGACCATGATCATGGACACAACCAAGCCCTGGTGGCAATCCAAGACCCTATGGGGCGCATTGGTGACGCTGGTTGCTGCCGCTCTCGGCATGGCCGGGATCGACCTCGGCGATTCGGAACGCGAGGCGTTGACCGAGATGCTGACCTCGCTCGGAGCCGCAATCGGCGGGCTGATCGCCATGTTCGGGCGGATATCGGCGAGATCGCGGATCGGGTAAAGGGTTTTGGGAACCCGGATCGGGAGGTATTTCCATTCATTTGCGGTTCAGGCAGGATCCTGTATCTATCGGTGCAGGATGAAATACCAACCGCTTCAGGGCTGATCATGACCGTGAAAATTCTTCAAATTGGTTTGATTGCCGCGCTGGCCGCCATGGCCGCGCCGGCGGCCGCTCAGATGCGCACGCCGGACGGCACAACCATCGTGCATGCCGCAGCGGACTGCTCGGGCGCTGCGTCACAGGTGGTGGGTCAGACCGGCGGGCAGTTGCTCTCCGCATCGGCTCAGACGCAGGGCGGCCAGACAGTGTGCGTGATCACCGTGCTGGTGCCGGGCAGCGGCAATGAACGGCCGAAGAAAGTCACCGTTTCCGTTCCGCAATGA